CCCCCTGAAATATTTGAGGGGTGCGTAGATCTTACCCTCGGATTTACGCAGTTGCCCAACTTTTCGAGTAATTTGAGCATCGCTGAGAGGCATCTTACCTATCCTTTAGATATTTTACAGCCGCAGCGATATTGGAATAGATACATTTTCCGAACCTGACACGACCTGTCCTAGGATTGTAGTACCCCCTGTGTCCATTGAAAATACATTTATGAAGTTCACCCATATAAAAAATACAATATTATAATAATTAGTTGAGATGGGACTTTCGATTATTATGGGGAATATGTTTTCCGGTAAAACTTCCGAACTTATCCGTCGACTTAAGCGTCTCCGAGTTCTAGAAAAGAGAATCTTAGTTGTCAACTCATCCAAAGATACGCGATCCCCTGATGAAGTTCTCAGGACACATGATAATGTCAAGTTTAATTGTTACAAGGTTCACAATCTATATGAACTCCTCGAGAAACCAGATTTTGAATACTCCGAGGTTATCGCTGTCGATGAGGCACAGTTCTACCCAGACTTAAAAAGATTCGTGGAAATGTGCCTGGACATGGGGAAGGATGTCATCGTTGCGGGGCTTGACGGTGATGCGTTTCAGAGGAAATGGGGTGAACTTCTTGAATGTATCCCAATTGCGTCGGAAGTCACAAAGTTATCAGCGCTGTGTAAGTATTGTAGACACGAAACCCCTGGTCCTTTCACAAAGAGGATCGTTAAAAATACAGAACTAGAACTTATCGGTGGGAGTGATATGTACGTCGCGGTGTGCCGAAAACATTTATAAATTGAAGATCTTATCGGATATATTTCGCGCACCTCTCCTGAACCAACCCAATGTAGACACAGAATCGTCTTCGTATAAAGGAATGATCAGAGAAATTCGAACACATCCATCATTCTGCCTGGAAACTGAATGCTTTACTTCACTCCCATTGTACACAACACCTTTCCCCGTGTGACTCTTGTTAACCTTGACTCTTTCGTATCGATCCTTTGTCATGAGGTGAGACGCATTACATTCACTGATATACACGTTGCACACGTACGTCTTTCGTAACCCATTCGTGAAGTTGTTGTCAAAATGCCAGTCTATGTAATGACCTTTCTTATTATACAGTCGCAAAAACCAACAGTACTGCTCCCTTTCACAATTGGCTGGTTTCAATCCATCTGCATCTATTTTTGAAATATACTCCTCTATGATCTTATACACTTGTGGTAACTTTTCTTTCACTGTACTTCTCACAAGTTTATAACCCTCGACCGGACCAGCACTTGTTTTGTTACCATGTTCTTGTATGAGTTTAATGATATCATTCACATATGGATTCAAGTTATTAGAAATTGTAGAACAATCAACATGTTCAAATTTCCCACTCTGAGCTGGCTTAAGATATCCATTCCATAAATTCAATATGAATGGTATCAGGATTATGAACACTATAATTAATATTGTTCTAATCTTCATACAGTATAATTCTATTTTTTTTGATTCTAAAATCTATTGACATCGAGGATGAGAACAACTCTTTTATTGATTCCAGTCTTCACGACTTCATGATATCTTGAGTGATCAAATATGAAATCCTCACCTTCGCGGTGTACATGTGGTCCATTTTCTGTATATAAGGTACAGTCACCGTCACCCATTATCGTTATATGGTATCTCAGTAAGTGATTGGTTTCAGCCCTATGAGGTGGTATAGTCATAGGACCCTCCATGACCGCGAACGCACACGTCCATTTATAAACACGGGGTATCTTGTCAGTTAAACTTTTCAGTAAAGGGAAATCTTCACCCTTGTAATAGTAATAATTTTCATTCCTTTCAAACCATGGATCCAAATCATGATAATAGTGTTTATCGATTTTGTTTGAAATCTCTTCAAATTCTTTTTGTATTTTTTTGAAGTGTGTTTTCACTAACCATAACCCTTTGAAGTTCCAGGTGGAATGGTCTCTCGAATGTAGTAACACATCTATGAATGTGTTTCTTATTCCAATCATCGGGCGTTTCCAGTTACTGAAATATAATTTATCAATTGGTGGTTTCATGTAATCGTATACAACCATCACTACAGGAATAAACAACAGGTTCCACATTATTTTCTCCATACATAATAAATGCCAGGTTATACCCCCCCAACTTCGGGTTATGCTCCCGCCCCCACCGCAGAGACTAAGGATCTCAAGGAACGTTTTTCCATGCCCGCCATCCCCCAACTCACTATCATACAGATGATCCTCGCTGCGGTGATTATCTTTTATGCGTACACCGCGCGGAAGGTTAAGGGGGCTGTCGTTGGAACCCTCGCTCTGACGATCGGTCTCCTCCACATGTACGACCACCTTTACCGTGTCCAGCGTGGTCCCGAGAAGCTCTTCTTACTCCCAGGTGAAGAAAAGAAGGAGGGTTACTGCGCCACCGGTGCCTGTGGAATGTAAAATATATTTATGAATAGTAAGTATGCGCGTCAGGGTTGTTCGTAGCCCGGATCCAAAGAAGAAGTTCAGGGCAATACTAGAAAATGGTAAAACTGTTGATTTTGGAGCAAGAGGGTACTCAGACTACACCAAACACAGAACACCATCACGAATGCGGTCGTACGTGCTCAGACACGGTGGTCAGATACCTAAACGAATCATAGCGGAGAGAGATCCCGAGAAGATTCAAAAAATGATGCTACGTGTTGATAGGAGTGACAAGGAAAATTGGAAAATGAGTGGTATCAACGGGGCTGGTTTTTGGTCACGTTGGTATCTCTGGAGTTTTCCCGATGTGAATGATGTTAAATCATTCATGAAGAAACGGTTTGGTTTAGTTCTCGTTTGAGAACTTCAAATTTATTAAAAAAATTAGTCATCGTCTCGAGGCGTTCGTAGAGTTCATTACCCAAATAGTTCTCTACGAATTCTTCTGTGAATTCATTGGTGTTTGCATAATCTTTGATTATTTCGTACGCGTCCCCCATATTAGTCCCATCCCACCCTTCTAAAACTCTCTTTACGTCCTCAAGTTGCATTACTCATTTGAACGCCAATTTTTTAAGCGTTGTTGGGCATCTGCTGACGAGCCTTCTCAATCGCGTTAGTCGCCAACTTGACCGCAAGGTCGCGGAGCTTCTTCGCGCTGTTGTTCAGGTTGTTCGCGGGCTTGTTGGCGTTGTTGTTCGCGGGCTTGTTACCGTTGTTCGCGGGCTTGTTACCGTTGTTGTTCGCGGGCTTGTTACCGTTGTTGGCGGGCTTGTTCGCGTTGTTGGCAGGTTTGTTCGCGTTGTTGGCAGGTTTGTTCGCGTTGTTGGCAGGTTTGTTCGCGTTGTTGGCGGGCTTGTTCGCGTTGTTGGCGGGCTTGTTCGCGTTGTTGGCGGGCTTGTTCGCGTTGTTGGCGGGCTTGTTCGCGTTGTTGGCGGACTTGTTGCCGTTGTTCGCGGGCTTGTTCACGTTGTTCGCGGGCTTGTTCACGTTGTTCGCGGGCTTGTTCACGTTGTTCGTGGGCTTGTTCACGTTGTTCGTGGGCTGAGAATTCGCCATGATCGTTTTATACTAATAATTAAGATTATTTTTTCAACTCACGTTTTTTTAGGGTCGCTTTTAATTCAGACATGAGTTTAGCGCGTGTAGAATTTACGATCGGTTTCCTGGGTAGTTGAACTGAAGATGGAGGTGGAGGTGGAGGTGGGGGACCACCCGGAGATGGTATCCGAAAATTGGGTACGACGATCGTCTTACAAATTCGAATCGTTTGCTGAGCATTTTTTACACTATTTTCAAAATTCATAGTAATCCTAGAACGAAGTTCCTTGGCTGTGAGTTTTACGCGTTTTCCACTAACATCTTTCGTAACCCGTAGACCCAACTGCTTAGCCTTCTCTTTCAGATCCTTGTACTGCATTTAATAGTAACACAGAAAATCGATACACTCCTTGTTCAAAACATTAGAAATTCTGTAAATGTCCTGATTTCCCCGGTATTGATAAGTCTGACAAACTCAATATCTTCTTCTGAAAATAAAAGTGGACTTGGTAAACTCATTGTATACACGCGACATATAGTCAATGTGATATGATCGAAATAAATCAAAATTTCATTGATATCAGCCGTATCCACAGCCACCCTAAATTTTCCCATGGATAATTCATAATGACCATCTTGGGTAAGAGTAAGTAGTCGTTTCTGTATAAACTCTTCACTGTAGTTACTTGGTGGTATACAAGCAATTTTATGGTCGTGTCCTGTATATCGCATGAGTTTTTGTAAACCTGGTGCAAGTTTTTTCAAAAAGGTACGTTTTTCAATACTTAGAAACATATGTTGTATATCAACATAAAATGAGTGAAGTCATAGAATTGAAATATATGATTCACCGAGTACTACTTCCCAGGATACGACAGCTTGAAGAAGAAATTATTACGCTCAGGAAACATACTTGGCCATACGTTCAGGCTCAGAAAGAACATCATCAATTGGATGACATAAATGCTAAAATGAATTTTTTAAAAAACCTCGATGACGACACGATCAAGGAATTGTTAAGTATCAAATCCATGTTTAGTGTAAACCCAAACATGGAACTAATGGAATATGATACGATTACATATCGAAATCTACAAAATAATTTCTGTTAGAATAATATAAAATGGCTCGCACAAAAAAAAGTAAAGCCACCCGAGGTAGTTCCGCGACAGCTGCTGCGTCTACAGCATCTTCTTCTCTTATAAATGCAGCTATCGTGTGGTATTTAATGCAGCCAGAGTTCCCAGGTGCTGAATTAGCAGATTTATCTTTACCGATGAAACTTGGTGTTGGATGTTGCGCGTGTTCTCTGTTTTCGTCGATAATTCGAATAATACAGTACCTCATACATTTCCTGACGGGTATTAAAACATTCTAAAATATTTATCCCAGTATACAATAAACAATGGGTGCTGCACTTTCATCCATGTGGTTCTTCGTGAGCCCTATTCCCGATATATCATCAAAAGGCAAACCTAAACCGATTTCCGCGTCTCTGATGCTCTGTAGTTGTCTTTCATTGACACTCACACTTTACTTGGCGTATCGGGCGTTTATGATGTCCTTCCCAATTCCACCACCACCACCATTTTATACAGCGACTGCTGTAGCACTTTTCTTATGCTGTTGCTCAAGTAGCAAACTTGTGGGACAGGGGCGTAAATTCGCTAAAGTTTAAAAAAAATTATCAGTGCGATACATCTTTACATTAAATGAACCAGTCTTACCAGTAACTGAGACTGTTTCATTTCCATAAAGTTCCTGACATCCTATATCTTCCATGCAGTCACGAGCATTATGACTCACTGGAACTGGATAAATTTGTTGACCTGGTGTAGTTGTATAATAATGATACCTATCACGTCGTCCTGTAACTTCCTTCCCGTATAGTGGCATGGTCACATCACCAACCCCGGTGATAAGTCCCATTTGTTGCATGTGACCAGGTTTGTATTTCTTAATTGGGGGACCCCTATACTCGGGTTCGCGACGCATCACCGTTGGTCGGGGTGTTAACGGGAGTTTATGTTTAGTCTCAACTTTCACAACACGAGGGTTGTACCATATGTATACCAGTGCCAGTACTGTCATGATTAATACACTTGAAAGTGTATATATTTTTGTCTTGTTCTTCATTTACTATATTTAAGGAAAATCTTTTACATAAAGACATGAAGGTATTATCTATAGATATTGGGTATCATAATATGGGTTTAGTGTTAGCCGAGTCTTTAAGTGGACCTAAAATTACGGTAGAATACATCAATAAAGTTAGTTTAGGAGACTATAAGTATATAAAGTCAAATGATTTCGTAGACTTAATTCCTTTATTTGTAAACGATCATATAGAACTTTTCAATCAAGCTGATAAAATACTCATTGAGAGACAGCCACCAGGTGGGTTTCAGAATATAGAAATTTTATTGCATTACATGTTCAAAGATAAGGTTACACTTGTTTCACCTGTGAGCATGCATGTTCATTTTGGTATGAGACATCTTAATTACGAAGAACGTAAAGAGAGGACTGTATGTATATCAGAAAAGTATATTAATCGAGATATGATGAATCAGTACGAACGTAAACATGATATAGCCGATGCGTTATGTATGATTGTATATGACAATTTTAAGACCTGTGTTCACTCATTTGATAAATTTAAATTTGTTGGTTTACAATAAATGCCGACAACCAAGCAACTTCAGGATGCTCGCAAAAAGTTGAAAAAGATGCCTAAACCCAAGGGTAACGCCCCCAAGATACCGTCAAGTGCGCTTCTTCGTCTTATCGCGAACGACCCCAAGATTAAGCGTAACCGTGAATTCGTTAAGCGTGTACACGAACTTATCAAGAATGGTAAATAAATCACTTTATAATTTTACCGTTTGCGACTTTCCACATGTCTCCTATGAGATTATCAAAATGCCCAAGTCTGTACTGCGCTATACCCCAAAGTATGAAAAACACAGTTTTTGTAAGATGATTGATTTCGTTTTCTTCCATCTTATAGATTGGTCCAACTACCCGACCCATGAAGGTTTTCTCCTTTTCCTGTCCTGTGATCATCATCTCAGCCTGAGTAAGTGCACACGTGTCGTCGTTGACTGACCAGTGATAAAAAATGAAAGGTATGAGAATCGAATAGAATTCCAGATTTCTACGATCATTCATAAACGGGACAATCAAGATCCATAAAAGAAAAACAAGATGAATGATAAAAATTATATTCATTTATTATAAGATGAGCGTAGAAATTAAAATGGAAGATTCATGGAATGAATATCACGAAGATGTACTTCGCCAGTGGGGAGAGGCGTGTGCGTGTTACAGATATATGCACCATCGATCATTTCTAATGTATAAAAAATTGAGTCTGCGTTTTAATTTACCGGTCATCGTTTTATCGACCATCACGGGTACGGCGAATTTTGCACAGAGTACATTACCTCTAAGTATACAACCCGCAGCACCATCCATCATTGGCGGTTTAAATCTCATCGCAGGTCTCATCGCGACGATCATGCAGTTCCTTAAGGTGAATGAACTGATGGAAAATCACAGAACATCTGCATTGGGTCATGGAAGTCTTTCGAGAAATATTCGACTTCAATTAGCTCTCCCCCGTAACGAACGTAAAAAGGAAGGTTTGAAATTTGTTGAAGAGTGTAAAGCTGAATACGATCGTTTACTCGAACAATGCCCCGCTGTTCCTAAAAAGATTCTATTAAATTTCCATAAGGAATACCCATTGGATAGTGTGTTCACGAAACCTGAAATATTAAACGTGCGTCCAATACCAAAATTAAAGTTACCAAAGACGATTGAACCCATTCATGCCCTCACCAAGGATACCCCATTTGAACGGGTAGGGGAATTCTTAATTTCTAAGCAGGAAGAGGAAGAGGAAGAGGAAGAGGAAGAGGAAGAGGAAGAGGAAGAAGAGACAGACGTCGAGCAAGGTAAACCAGTAGAATAAACATCGCGAGATTGGTAAGGACTGCTGATGCTATGAATGGAAACATTTTCCTTTTTAAAGGTTCCATGACACGTTTATGTAGTGCGTCGTTTTGCAACACCAAATCTATCGCCTGATTAGTAAGATCATCGATGGACTCTTTCATTACGATAATTGAGCAAAAAAAAAACCCCATTGTTACAACAATACATGAAAAACAAATTAATCTCATTCGTAGGTTCATGAGTGAAGGTAAGAATGTGTTCATATGTGGAGCCATCGGAGTTGGAAAATCGTTTATTCTCCAACGGGTATTGGAGGGGACGAGTTATGTTGAACTAGAAGCGTCACATCTAAAGCGTGACTCGTATTTTATACCGTTTATTAAACCAACTCGAAAACATGTATTCATAGAGGAATATGACAGTGTATTCAAATCACTGGTTGAAGGGGTTTCGGATGGAAATAATCTCACCCGAGGTTCTCTTCTGATCACAACCACAAACATGTGTATGTTTCCAAATTTTGAAACTGTGATCGTTCCAAAACATAAACCCGAGATTTTGATGACTTTGGTAGAGAAGGGTGGGATCGAGATCTACAACGCCGCCGTGAGATCAGCTGGAAATATCAGGAACTTTTTTACGTATATCGATGGATATGATGAGATGGATGTTTTTCAAACACCGAAAGATTTCATAGCTGGTGTATTGACCGACCCAGCTCCGATTGGGATAATGGATGGTATACATGAACATGGTCACATTTGGGATATATTTCAAGAGAATTACATCGATTCTAAAGGTGTGGACATAGTTAAGTGTTGTGATTCCTTCTCATTCGCAGATGTTTTAGACAATCATATTTACAAAACCACCAACTGGCACATGATGCCATATTTTGTGTTACATGCGTTGACTATACCAAAGTCGTATTTAGGTGAACCTCTCGACCGAAATAAAATCAGACCTGGGAGTTGTTGGACAAAATTGGGAAATTATAGGATGCGGAAACAAAAGTATGAGGGTATTCGTAAAAAGTCTAGGATGGGTCTCGGTGTCGAAGAATTGTGTCTATTAAAGAATTATGCAGAAAAAGGAGACCTAAGTAAACTTATCGAGTATGGAATCACACCACAAGATTTCGACGTGATTAATCATCTCGCCGTCGGAAACAACTTAAAATCAAAAGACGTCACAAGAGTAAAGAAGGCACTCAAAAATGCCTACGATTGAGGATGAAAAAGAATTGGAGGTCAGTGAGTGTGTGAAGATTGTGGGTAACGAGATTCTATTCTATGGGGACATCGATGTCGAGAATGCTCTTGAGTTTGTAGAGAAATTTAAAAAACTTGAGATTGAAATGCTAAAGCGAAAAGCAGAACTCGTGGGTTACGAACCACAAATCCGAGTGCATATCATGAGTGGTGGTGGAGATATATTTTCCGGTCTAAACATGATGAATGTACTCGAGCGTGCTCGAGTGAAGGTTGTGACTATCGCTCAGGGTTCATGTTGTAGCGCCGCTACATTCGTGTTCTTGGGTGGTTCAGAGCGTCGCATGGGTAATAATGCATACCTTCTGATTCACCAGATTTCCACGGAATTTTGGGGGAATTTTCAGGACCTCCGTAACGAGATGAAGACTTCTGAGAAGTTTATGAAGATGCTCAAGAAGATGTACCTCTCAAAAACTTCCATCCCTGAGAAGAAGTTCAAGCGTCTGATGAAGAAGGATATATATCTGAGTTCTTCTAAATGTCTCAAATATGAGATCGCTCATTTCGTTGACTGATTGTGGTTGAACGTTTATAGAGAGCGAGTATACATATAACGATAAAAACAACACAAAACGTGTTTATAGTGAGGGGGAATGTTGTGCATTCCAGTGGCTTAAGTCGTTCCATTCTACTATAATTTACAACTGGAAGTGAAGACATCTATTTAAAGTTGAGAATTTAATTATTCGTACTATGGAACGCCTTATAAAGAAAGATAAAAATGGAACAGAGCGATTTACGGATATTCGAGTTGAGAATCTACAAGATGGAACGGCAGACATCATCAAAAATACTGGTGTTGTGGGAACAGACAAAGTTTCCACCTCACGAACAAATGTAATGACAGGATATGAAAAGGCTCTCGCTCGCGCTCAAACAATGTGGAACAATGAAAGAACTAGGTGTACTCAAATTCTCCCTATGTTGGCAAATAAATGGGAAGATCGTCACAAGTATATCACTGAACCATTCTATGTCCAACCCAAAATTGATGGAGTTCGCTTACTTGTGTCTAATAAAAGATGCCTTTCTCGAACTGGGAAGCCTGTGATAGGTGTAGAACACCTAGCCAGAGGTCTCAAGGATGGAGAATACCTTGATGGTGAATGTTATGCCCCCAACAAAACATTTGAAGAAATTACGAGTCTATTCAAAACAAACCCAAAAGATCTTGAGTTTCATGTGTTTGATTACTTTGATCTGAACCGACCGAATCTAACTTTCGAAGAACGAAAAGAGAGAATTTCAATCGACACGTTTCTCGTGAATTCGAAGGATGGTGTTCAGAGATATCATGATATGTTTGTGCAACAAGGTCATGAGGGTGTTATGATTCGAGATGCTTCGAGTGTGTATGAAATTGGAAAAAGAAGCAACTATCTCCTCAAGCACAAGGATTTCCAGACCGAAGAGTATGAGATTGTCGATGCCAAGGAGGGTACTGGTCGGGAGAAGGGTACCGTGATATGGGTTTGTAAAGTGGGAGAACAGCACTTTTCTGCGAGACCCGAAGGCACCCTCGAAGTACGTAGGAAATTCCTTGAAGAGAAGGATAAGTACATTGGGAAACAGTTGACGGTTCGTTTTCAGAATCTCACCGCTCTAGGTGTCCCCCGTTTTCCCGTTGGTGTAGTAGTTAGAGATTATGAATAATAATACGATAAAGTAATGAATAGAATCGCGATCGATATCGATGAAGTCCTTGTCCCATTTCTCAGTCCCATGGCGAGGTATCACAAACAGAAATCTGGTATACAGAAAACCGACAAACCAAAGTATAGTTACGTCTATCGGGACATTTTTAATGTCACAGAAGAAGAATCTCAAAAAATGGTTAAAGAATTTTATAAGTCTGGACACTTCCAAGTTCTTAAACCGATCAGGGGGTCGCAAAAAGCTATGCAGATAATCCGTCGCAATGCAGAAAAGATGTACATTGTCACGGGTCGTCAAGATATTGTGAGGGAAGATACAGAGTTGTGGATTGACTATTTCTTCCCAGGTATTTTCGATGATGTTATTCTCACGAATAGTTACACACCCAATGAAGTTAAGAAAGTTGATATTTGTCGAGCCCTAAACATCGGTATCATCATAGATGATAATAAATCCATATGTGATGAGTGTATAGAATCTGGTATGACTGCTGTAAATTTCATAGGTACCCATATTGAGGATATGTACCCATGGTGTGAAGAGAGTGAAATAAGTTTAAAAGGGTGGTACCTATAAAATAGGTCTCAATATACCATCCTTCGGTTTAATAAAAATAACCTCATCACATTCACCACCCTTCATCACCATCTCCACCTCCCCACACATAGTTCCGGGTAGCTTGTAACGATCACACGCAACCCGGGTTCTATCTGTTATATTCATATTTTGACTGTATCCGATAAACGTTCGGTCAATGACACCGTCTTTATCTAAAGCTTCAACTGTAGCTTTCCATGAATATGGACCAAAAAGCATCTCAGATTTTACACTGGTGGGGGGTGGTGGGGTATCTAAAGTAGATGACGCCATACGATGCCCAAATCTCCTCTTTAGAGATACGACTGGTGTAATCAATAAATTGGTGATGGTGGTCATTACCATTAATAAGGGTTGCGCTTTTAAGTTATTTTTTACTCTTCATCCTTTTCAGGATACCTGTTGCTAACTGCCTTGCAGTGAGCTCCGATGAATCCTTAACACTAATTATAGACTTCTTTCTTATGGTATATTCAAATCCCTCTGGTGGGGCGGGTAGAGTGACCTCTTCCAT